GGCAACCGCTATTCTGAACGCAGCCGGGCGCACCTCAGCCTTCATCAGTGGTAAGGCACCGGAAATCAAACCCTCGCCCGGCGGCAACACGCCATCGGGTCCGTCTGCAGATACGTCCGTTCGCACAATCTCCCTGCTGCCGGCAGACGGAGAGGCTGCTGCGCAGGGCTGGAGCATTAAGGATGGCGGAATTCAGTTGTCAGATGGTGTATTTAAGATCACCAGGCAGAGCAATAAAACCTGGTCCCTGACGCATCCGGTGGATGACGCAATTACCCTGCTGACACAGGGCGGCAGACTGACCTGTAAGTTCCGCCTGTCAGGCGCGCTGACCAACAATCAGTTCGGGCTGGGGATTTATCTGTATACGGATGCTCCCGTTCCTGATGGTGTGGCGATGACGGGTACCGGTAATCCGTTCCTGATGTCGTACTTCACTCAGACCACTGACGGCAGAGTGAATCTGATGCATCACAGGAAAGCCGGAAACACGAAGCTGGGGGAGTTCGGCGATTACGGTAACGACTGGCAGACGCTGGAGCTGGTGTTCACCGCCGGCAGTGCCACGGTTACTCCGAAACTGAATGGAGTGGCTGGCCCGGCATTCCAGGTTATAAAAGACAGTCTGACACTGGGACTGAATGCGCTGACGCTGACGGATGTTACAAAAAATGCAGCGTATGGCGTTGAGATAGAAAGTCTGATGCTGGAGATAAATGCACCGGCAGCATAATAAAAAAAGCCAGCGACTGACCTGAAAAAGAAGACGCTGGCTAAAAGGCCTTATATGTTTGTAGAGACTTATTTTTCACAGACAGCAATGATGCCTGTCAATATATTATCAATATGCGGATTGTTTCAGTTACAGATGCTTTATTAAGGAAAAAAACAGCCAGCACTGACTTTCGGTGGAGAGGTGCTGGCTCAAAAGGATAGATGTACTTCACATGTTGCTTCTATATGGCAGTACATTTTCTGACAGACAGTGACGGATGTTGTCAAGATATTGTGTCATTTATAACCTGAATCGGGGGAGGCCGGAATGTTATCTGGCATTTTTAGCAGAGCCTGAATGCCATAATCACGGCTCCCGGCGTTGGCCGTCAGTGGGTGACACTGGCGGCTTTTTTGTTTTCCTTTACTTTCATTTTCTGTCGGCGGTGACGGAGACATACATCAGATGGAAAAAATCACAACGGGTGTGTCATACACCACGTCAGCGGTGGGGACGGGATACTGGTTACTGCAGCTGCTGGACAAAGTCTCTCCGTCCCAGTGGGTGGCGATAGGTGTGCTGGGGAGTCTGCTGTTTGGCCTGCTGACGTATCTGACAAACCTTTATTTCAAGATTAAAGAAGATAAGCGTAAGGCGGCGCGGGGAGAGTAAAGCGATGAAGAAAAAATACGAACTGGTTGTTAAAGGGATAAATAATTACCCGGATAAGATTACTGTTACTGTGGCACCGGAAATTGGTGGGTATCCGTCACTGTTGTTGCCAGATGTGGCGATTAGTCTTGACCGTACTGAAGGTGCCACGCTGGAGTTTTACGAAGCTGAGGCGAAAAAGCAGGCGAAGCAGTTTTTCATGGATGTTGCTGCCGGGTTATGTGAAGGGGATGGTCCGTTACCGGAAAAGCGTCCCGTAATTTTAGAGGCGCAGGATGTGTTGATAACCTACAGAGGAAAACTACCGGGAATAATTACGGGTTCTCTGAAGACTCCACCGCTGGCCTGAAGACTTAACATATCCAGGGATTTGAAATCGATAAACCCTGATAAATATCCATGAACGCAAAAATCAGATACGGCCTGTCGGCTGCCGTTCTGGCGCTGATTGGTGCAGGGGCGTCTGCGCCTGAAATCCTCGACCAGTTTCTGGATGAAAAGGAAGGTAACCACACCACAGCATACCGTGATGGTGCGGGTATCTGGACCATCTGCCGTGGAGCCACCCGGGGGGATGGTAAGCCTGTTATTCCTGGCATGAAGCTGTCGAAGGAAAAATGCGACCGGGTTAACGCCATTGAGCGTGATAAGGCGCTGGCATGGGTGGAGAAAAACATCAGAGTGCCGCTGACCGAACCCCAGAAAGCGGGGATCGCGTCATTCTGTCCGTACAACATTGGCCCCGGTAAGTGTTTCCCGTCGACGTTTTACAGACGGATTAATGCAGGAGATCGAAAAGGTGCCTGCGAAGCGATTCGCTGGTGGATTAAGGACGGTGGCAGGGACTGCCGTATTCGCTCAAATAACTGTTACGGTCAGGTATCCCGTCGTGACCAGGAGAGCGCGCTGGCGTGCTGGGGAATCGACAGATAAGCAGAATATTTTGCTGAAAAATGAGGTTTGCTTACATGGACGGATAACACGAAATCCTGCAAATTGGCAAAATGTAAGTGAATAAAGTCAAAACAGTTGTTTAACACTCAGGCACCGTAATGATGCCTTTGTCATTTCTGCGCATCTCACGCGCATCTCACAACACAGAACCTTTCAGGATGACCCTTGAGGATACCGGTTTGGCTGTCGGTGCCTTTCTGTGGGCTGGATTCCTGTGAGACAAGGTTCATCACTAAAAGGAAATAACCGATGAATATGATGGCCGTGCCGTTTCACGGCAACTCTCTTTATGTAGTTAACCATAATGGCGAACCATACGTTCCCATGAAACCTGTCGTTGCGGGGATGGGGCTGGCCTGGCAATCACAGTTGGCTAAGTTAAGACAGCGTTTTGCGTCAACTATAACGGAAATCGTTATGGTTGCTGAGGATGGGAAACAACGCAATATGGTGTCCATGCCACTTCGAAAACTTGCCGGCTGGCTACAAACCATTAATCCCAACAAAGTAAAACCCGAAATCCGCGATAAGGTCATCCGGTATCAGGAAGAGTGCGACGATGTTCTTTACGAGTACTGGACGAAGGGTTTTGTCGTTAATCCCCGTAAAATGAGCGTGATGGAAGAACTCAACCAGGCTTGTGCTGACATGAAACGGGATAAAAACATTGCCAGTGTGTTTGCTACCGGGCTGAATGAGTGGAAACAGGTTAAAGCCGCGCATGTATCAAAAATCCGTACGCTGGTAAATGAAGCGAATATGCTGATTGATTTTGTCCTGGCTGATACAGGCAAAGGGAAAATAACAAAGGCGGATTGATGGGGTGGCTAATGATATCAGATAAACTCATAACGCTGGTGAAGAGCCTCTGTGTACTTGTCGGCATTTCATTTTTAGTCATGCTGGTTGCCATTTTCTTTTCCACCGCCTGGCGAGTCCTGACGTTATCGGGACTGGTGGGGTGAAAGAGAGATGAACCGTGTTCTGTGTGTGGTGATTATTGTCCTGGCGGTTGGCTATGGTGCGCTGTGGCTGGCAACAAACCATTACCGTGACAACGCGCTCACCTACAAAGCGCAGCGCGATAAAAAAGCCAGAGAGCTGGAACAGGCGAATGCCACCATTACTGACATGCAGGTGCGCCAGCGTGATGTTGCTGCGCTCGATGCAAAATACTCGAGGGAGTTAGCCGATGCGAGAGCTGAAAATGAAACTCTGCGTGCTGATGTTGCCGCTGGTCGTAAGCGCCTGCGGATCAACGCCACCTGCTCCGGTACCGTGCGTGAAGCCACCGGCACCTCCGGCGTGGATAATGCAACCGGCCCCCGACTGGCAGACACCGCTGAACGGGATTATTTCATCCTCAGAGAACGGTTGATGACAATGCAGAAGCAGCTGGAAGGGGCACAGGACTATATCCGCACTCAGTGCCTGAACTAAGTTTTGCTGATGCGCCGTATCGTCGCCGTATTCCTGCATTAACAGAGACCGCAGCCCGACAGGGAGACTCCTCTGCGAGAGTGTGCGGGGATAATCAAAAACGATACACACCGGGGTTTACCGCGTAAACGGAGCGCGGCGTTCTCCCCTCATGGTCGCCCGTCCGGTGCGATGGTGGAAGAAACTGGAATCTGTTCAATAAAAAAACTGCCGTGTTGGAGTCACAGCAGTAATGTACTGATTGGGTAGAAGATTATTATTGTTATGCTTTATTTTTATTCTATATGGCTGATTATTTCAATTCGGAATTAATACAGCTAATGTCTGTGAGTTTTTATAAATTCAGCAATATAAAGAAATAGTTATATGAACAGCCATCGCAGAGCATACTGTGTATCATTCTTTTTTATAGTCAACTGACGGGCATATTTTATGTCTGCTGCCAGCTCCCGGCGGCAAGATTCAATGACCCACGCAGAAAAATTTTCTGAACCTTTCTGGTCAAGAGCGATGTTAATTTGTTCAATCATCTGGTTTGGAAATCGGATGTTGCGGGTTGTTGTTCTGCGGGGCCGGTTTTTCGATGACATTTTCTTTCCTCTGGTGACAAGCTATATGGCGAGGATTTTACATGGCTGTGCTTCGTACGTTACCGGGCAGAATCAAAACTCTGAACACCCGGCGGATAAATGTCCTGAGGGGGGAACAGCGTCGTGTCAGTGGCAGTGCCCGGGTTTCCCTCAAACGTCGTATCTGGCGGAGGGATGCCGGACACTGTTGTCTCTGTAGACGCGTGGTTGACCTTTGTGACAGTGAACTCGATCACCGCATTGCACTTCAGTTCGGTGGTGGTAATGAGGAGACGAACCTCTGGACCCTCTGTACTGAATGCCATCGCCAGAAGTCAGCGAGTGAAGCGGCGGGTGGTATGCCTGATCCGACGTTGCCTGAGCTTCCTGATGGCACGCTCAGGGCCGACGGAATCACTGGCCTGTGACCAGACCCGGGGGGGATCATCCGGCGAAAAAAAACGATCGCCCTGGACACCGCGCCCCCTCTCACGCAGAGAAAAAATTCCCGTTTCAGGGCAGTTAACATGTTAACTGGCTGTCCGGGCATTTTTGCGGTTTTTATCTTTATTATTCAGTTTGTTGTGCGGAAAAAATGTTAACTGGCTTTTTCAGCAAATGTTAACCAGGCAGCAGTTAACATTTGCGGCATGAGACGCCGGGAAAAATGGGCTGAACCATACCCGGCTGAGTGCGTTATGGACCCGGGAGGAGGCTGTGCTGACAACGCAAAAACGAAAATTTGCGCTGGCGCTCATGTCCGGGAAAAACAAAACAGCGTCAGCCATTGCCGCCGGTTATTCGGCGAAGACCGCCAGGGTTAAAGGCTCGCAGCTGGCAAAAGATCCGGAGGTGCTCGCGTTTATAGCCCGTAAACAGTGCGAAACGGTGGAGGTGGATGAGGTTCCTGTTTACCGGCAGAAAAAATCAGAGCAGGAGGATAAACCCCGTCGCCGTGAGGTGGCTGCAATACCACAGCCGGACGAAAACAATCCGGAGATGCCTCCGCCCGCGGTGATATCTCATGGTATTGAATATATGGAGGATGGTCTTCCCGATCCGGTGAAAGCTATGGGGCAGATCCTGGTGGAAAACCTGATAATTGACCCGAAACTAGCACTGGATGCGGCCTGGCGACTGGCGCAGTTCACACACCATAAAAAAGGCGATGCCGGTAAAAAATCGGCAAAAGGTGATGCCGCGAAAAAAGCGGCTAACCGTTTTGCGGTGCCACCGCCACCCCGACTGGTGGTGAATAACGATAATGAGGGCAACGGATGATACCTGTATGGAGCACTGCCTGCCCGGACTGGGCAGAGCGCCTGAAAAAGGGGCTGTCGATTATTCCGGCTCCGATTTATCCGGACCAGGCTGCACATGCACTGGCGATTTTTAAACAACTGCGGATTGTGGATGCACCGGGTAGCCCGACGTTCGGGGAGTCCTGTGCACCGTGGGTGTTTGACCTGGTGGCGGCCCTGTTTGGCTCCTACGATGCGCAGACCGGTGTTCGCCATATCAAGGAAGTTTTTATCCTTATCCCCAAGAAAAACTCGAAGTCCACGCTGGCCGCAGGGATCATGATGACTGCACTGTTACTGAACTGGCGGCAGGCGGCGGGCTACACGATTCTGGCCCCGACAGTGGAGGTGGCAGCCAACGCCTTCAACCCTGCCAGGGATATGGTACGACGGGACGATGATCTGGATGACCTCTGTCAGGTGCAGACACATATCCGGACCATCACCCACCGGGTGACAGACACCACCCTGAAGGTGGTGGCAGCCGATCCGAATACGGTGTCCGGTATCAAGTCCGTGGGTACGCTGATTGATGAGCTGTGGCTGTTTGGCAAGCAGTACAAGGCGGAGGACATGTTACGTGAAGCCATCGGTGGCCTTGCCTCCCGCCCGGAAGGGTTTGTGGTGTATACGACCACCCAGTCGAATGAACCTCCCGCCGGGGTGTTCAGACAGAAACTGCAGTACGCCCGGGATGTGCGCGACGGCAAAATTCATGATCCGCACTTTCTGCCGGTGATCTTTGAACACCCTCCTGAAATGGTGGAAAGCGGGGCTCACCTGCTGATGGAAAACCTCGCCATGGTCAATCCGAATCTCGGCTATTCAGTGGATGAGGCCTTTCTGTACCGGGAGTATCGAAAAGCACGGGAAGCCGGTGAAGAGACATTCCGGGGCTTCATGTCAAAACACGCCAATGTGGAAATTGGTCTTGCCCTGCGCTCTGACCGCTGGGCGGGGGCGGATTTCTGGGAAGAGCAGGGCCGTTGTATCAGCCTGGACGATATCCTGCTGCGTGCTGATGTGGTGACAGTGGGGATTGACGGCGGAGGGCTGGATGATCTGCTGGGGATGTATGTGATTGGGCGTGACAGGGAAACCCGCGAATGGCTGGGCTGGGGCCATGCCTGGGCGCATGAAACCGCGGTGGTCCGACGGAAGAGCGAGGCGTCCCGGTTTCAGGATCTTGTTGCCTGTGGAGATATGACCATTGTCCGGCGTGTCGGGGATGACACGGCGGAAGTGGCGGAATATGTGCGTCGCATTCATGAGGCTGAGTTACTGGACCATATCGGTATTGACCCGTCAGGGGTGGGGCAGATTCTGGATTCACTGGCGGAAGCCGGGATCCCCGACGGAATTGTGGTGGGGATAAGCCAGGGCTGGAAACTGGGCGGGGCCATTAAAACCACCGAGCGCAAACTGGCTGAAGGGGTGCTGGTGCATGGTGACCAGCCCCTGATGGCCTGGTGTGTCGGCAATGCCCGGGTGGAGCCTAAAGGTAACGCCATTCTTATCACCAAACAGGCCAGTGGACGGGGAAAAATTGACCCGCTGATGGCGCTGTTCAATGCGGTCTCCCTGATGTCCCTTAACCCGGAACCGAAAAAGAAAGAATATGCGGTTTTTTTCATATAACCCTGTTCACACTGTAACCATCATGAACCGCTGCGGCGGTTTTTTTATTTTCAGGAGGCTGATGTGACTCTTAAACGGGCCTGTTCCCTGCTGACGGTGAAATCCTTCAGTGAGGATGAACGGGTGATCACCGGGATTGCGTCAACGCCTTCTCCGGATCGGGATGGTGACATCCTGGAGCCGGAGGGCGCGGAGTTTGGCAGTGCGATCCCGTTTCTCTGGCAGCATGACCATTCCCGCCCGGTGGGGCAGTGTACGGTGCGCCGGGTCAGCGAAGGGCTGGAAATCACGGCAACACTGGTGAAGCCCGTACCGGATATGCCGTCGCAACTGGCTGCCCGGCTGGATGAGGTCTGGGCGGCCATTAAGACCGGGCTGGTCAGGGGGCTGTCCGTGGGCTTCCGTCCCCATGAATACACCTTTCTGGACGGAGGCGGACTGCATTTTCTGCGCTGGGAACTGATGGAGGTGTCTGCCGTCACCATGCCCGCGAATGCGGAATGCACCATCCGGACCATTAAATCTTACGACCGCCCGTTTTCTGCCGCGTCCGGCAACCGGAAACCGGTGGTGAAAATCGCATCTTCTGCCGGCGCTGCGGCACAGTCAACAACCGTTTTTCATAAGGAAAAGACCATAATGAATATTGGCGAACAGATTAAAAGTTTTGAAAACAAGCGTGCAGCGCTGGCAGCCTCCCTTGAGGAGGTCATGACCAAAGCCGCAGAGGAAGGGCGCACGCTGGATGTGGAGGAGGAAGAGCATTACGACAACACCGCAGCGGAAATCCGTCAGGTGGATGCGCACCTGAAGCGCCTGCGTGAACTGGAAGCCGGTAAGGCCGCCACGGCGCAGCCGGTGAAACAGGCCGGTAACGGGAATGTGGCCGCGGTGGCTTCTGCGCCGGTGATCCGTGTGGAGCAGAAACTGGATAAGGGGATTGGCTTCGCCCGCTTTGCCAAATCGCTGGCTGCGGCTAAAGGCGTCCGATCTGAAGCCCTGGAAGTGGCCCGTCGTCAGTATCCGGATGACAGTCGTCTGCATCATGTCCTGAAATCGGCAGTGGGCGCGGGGACCACCACGGATCCGCAGTGGGCAGGCAGCCTGTCTGAATATCAGGAATACGCACAGGACTTTATTGATTACCTGCGTCCGCAGACCATTATCGGGCGATTTGGTCAGGGCGGGATCCCTGCACTTCGTCAGGTGCCATTCAATATCCGTGTGCACGCCCAGGTGTCCGGCGGTGCTGCCGGCTGGGTGGGTGAGGGTAAGGCAAAACCCCTGACGAAGTTTGATTTTGAATCCATCACCTTCAGTCATGCGAAGGTGTCGGCCATTGCGGTACTGACGGAAGAATTGATCCGTTTTTCCAGTCCGGCTGCTGATGCACTGGTCCGTAATGCGCTGGCGGAAGCGGTGGTGGCGCGTCTGGATACAGACTTTGTGGACCCGAAAAAAGCCGCAGTGGCAGATGTCTCCCCGGCGTCCATCACCCATGATGTGAAGGGCACGGCATCAACCGGTAACCCGGATGCGGATGCCGAGGCTGCGTTTGGACAGTTTGTGGCAGCAAACCTGCAGCCCACCGGTGCGGTCTGGCTGATGTCCAGCACGAATGCCCTGGCACTGTCCATGCGTAAAAATGCGCTGGGTCAGAAGGAATACCCGGACATGACCCTGCTGGGTGGCTCCTTCCAGGGGCTGCCGGTGATTGTCTCCCAGTACGTGGGTGACCAGCTGGTGCTGGTGAATGCCCCGGATATTTATCTGGCGGATGACGGCGGCGTGGCAGTGGATATGTCCCGCGAGGCATCACTGGAAATGCAGTCTGAGCCGGGCGGCGACAGTACCACGCCGTCCCCGGTGGAGCTGGTTTCCATGTTCCAGACAGGCAGCGTGGCCATCCGTGCGGAGCGCTGGATCAACTGGCGTCGTCGCCGTACTGCGGCGGTGGCGGTGATCACCGGAGTGAACTACGGCAGTGCGTCCGGCGGCTGAGTCTGATAAGGAGGACGGGAGGCGTGCGCCTCCCGTAACAGGTTATGGCAAAGATCCGATATCTGCAGGGCACGCATGATGCCCGGGCCGGGGATATCCGTGATGTGGCACAGCCGTGTGCGGAGGTGCTGGTTCGCCTGGGAAAGGCGGAGTACATCACGGTGCGACGTCCGGCAGGTCAGAAAAAGAAACGTGATGCGGAGCATGGCGAATGTGGAACCTTTTACGGCGAACCCGAAAAAACCAGAAATCAGGACGTGACGTAAGAGAGGCGGGCTGGACCAGCCTGTTTCAGGCGGTGGCTGAGCCCTTTTCCGGCGCCTGGCAGCAGGGCGTGAAAGCCGATCCTGAAGCCGTCCTCTCCTTTCATGCGGTGTTTGCATGTATTTCGCTGATATCCCAGGATATCGCCAAAATGCGGCTGCGTCTTATGCAGACGGATGCGCATGGGATACGCAGGGAAACGCGCCGGGGGGATATTGCCCGCCTCTGTCGTCGTCCCAACGCCCAGCAGAACCGCATCCAGTTTTTTGAACTGTGGCTGAACGCCAAACTGCGTCATGGCAATACGGTGGTGCTGAAAATCCGTAATGCCCGGGGGCAGATCAAAGAACTGCGTATTCTGGACTGGAGCCGGGTTGAACCTCTGGTGGCGGATGACGGCGAGGTGTTCTACCGCATCACGCCGGACCGGAACTGCGGGATCACGGAGGCGGTGACGGTGCCTGCCCGGGAAGTGATCCACGACCGGTTTAACTGTTTTTTTCATCCGCTTATAGGATTGCCGCCGGTGTATGCCGCCGGGCTGGCGGCCACGCAGGGGCATCATATTCAGGAAAATTCGACGTCTTTTTTCAGAAATGGCGGCAGGCCGTCCGGGGTGATTGAGATCCCCGGCAGTATTACGGAAGAAAATGCGAAAAAACTGAAGAGCAACTGGGACAGCGGGTATACAGGCGAAAATGCGGGGAAAACGGCCATTCTGAGCAACGGGGCAAAATACAACCCCACGACGTTTTCACCGGTGGATGCGCAGACGGTGGAACAACTGAAGATGACCGCTGAAATTGTCTGTTCGGTGTTCCGTGTCCCGGCCTACAAGATTGGCGTGGGACAACCGCCTTCCAGTGACAACGTGGAGGCGCTGGAGCAGCAGTATTATTCCCAGTGCCTGCAGACGCTGATTGAGTCCATTGAACTGTTACTGGATGAGGCGCTGGAAACGGGGGAAAACGAGAGTACAGAATTTGATGTCACCACGCTGCTGAGAATGGACAGTGAGCGGCGCATGAAAACGCTGGGGGATGCGGTGAAAAATACGCTTCTCACGCCCAATGAGGCCCGTAAACGGGAGAACCTGCCGCCCCTGGCCGGCGGTGATGCACTGTATCTTCAGCAGCAGAACTACAGTCTGGAGGCGCTGTCCCGTCGTGATGCCCGTGAGGATCCGTTCGCGTCTGCCGGGAAAACAGTTTCATCACAGCTGCCTGACGGCGCATCTGACGGTAATAAGGCAATCAGTGAAACAGAGCATGATGCGGTGAAAGCGATGTTCAGGGGGGATACTGAGAAAATGACGGAACGGGAACTGTCCATTATTCGTGCACTGGGAGAAGAATTTTCCACAGTGCTGGCGGATTTACAGCGCACATTTGAGGAGAAAATAGCCGCGCAGGCACAAACGTTTGAAGAAAAACTGGCTTCTCAGTCTGTGGTATTACAGAAGTGCGTGACGGGTGATGATGTGCGTCCGATGCTTGAGCAGATGGTGAAAGAGGCAGTGAGCCATATTCCTGTTCCGCGCGACGGTCGTGACTACGATCCGGATGTTCTGCAGAAGGCGGTGAATGATGCGGTTGCGAATATTCCGGTACCGGCAGACGGCAAAAGTATCACCCCGGATGATGTGCGTCCGATGCTTGAGCAGATGGTGAAAGAGGCAGTGAGCCATATTCCTGTTCCGCGCGACGGTCGTGACTACGATCCGGATGTTCTGCAGAAGGCGGTGAATGATGCGGTCGCGAAAATACCGGTACCGGCAGACGGTAAAAGTATCACTCCGGATGATGTGCATCCGATGCTTGAACAGATGGTGAAGGAGGCGGTAAGCCATATTCCTGTTCCGCGTGATGGTCGTGACTACGATCCGGATGTTCTGCAGAAGGCGGTGAATGATGCGGTCGCGAAAATACCGGTACCGGCAGACGGTAAAAGTATCACTCCGGATGATGTGCATCCGATGCTTGAACAGATGGTGAAGGAGGCGGTAAGCCATATTCCTGTTCCGCGTGATGGTCGTGACTACGATCCGGATGTTCTGCAGAAGGCGGTTCTGGAGGCGGTGAGTGCCCTGCCGGCTCCGCAGGACGGGCGTGATGCCACGGCACTGGAAATACTCCCCGCCATTGACGATCAAAAATCCTTTCCCCGGGGCTCGTATGCCACACACCAGGGTGGACTCTGGCGGGCGTATGAAAAAACGTACGGGATGCGGGGATGGGAATGCCTGGTTGACGGGGTGGCGGATATCGACGTCAGCATGACGGATGAGCGGTTGTTCTCTGTGGTGATCCGGCAGAGCAGTGGCCAGTGTACGGAAAAAACATTTTCCCTGCCGGTGATGCTCTACCGCGGTGTGTTCAGAGCCGGTAAAACCTACCACCCCGGCGATACGGTGACGTGGGGGGGCTCGCTGTGGCACTGCAACAGTATGACCGGTGATAAACCCGGAGAAGCTCATTCATCAGCCTGGACCCTGGCTGCAAAACGTGGACGGGATGCAGGAGGCGGAAAATGACGGCATTACTGACACTGGAAGAGATCAAGGCACATCTGCGTGTTGACCATGACGCGGATGATGACATGCTGATGGACAAGGTTCGTCAGGCTACCGCCGTGCTGCTGGCCTACATTCAGGGCAGCCGGGATAAAGTGATTCGTGAGGACGGTGAGCTGATCCCGGGCGAGGCATTAACCCGGATGAAGGGGGCTGCCATGCGACTGACCGGGATGCTGTACCGGAATCCGGATCTTGCTGAGCGGGAAGACCTCGTGCAGGGGGAACTGCCGTTTTCTGTGTCCGTGCTGATTTACGATTTGCGTTGTCCGACGGTGTTATGAGGAGGGAGGAATGGCAATATCTGCAGGTCGTCTGACACAGATGATAAGTGTTCTGAACCCGGTGTTAACCCGTAATGCTGCCGGAGAAATGACGGAAGAATGGGTGTCATGCGGGAAAATTCATGCGGATATCCGTGGCAGGAGCAGCCGGGAGCGGATGCAGTCCGGTGCGGAAATGGCGCAGGCGGAAATCCGCATCTGGGTGCGCGGTCAGTCCGGCCGGGAAATCACGGCAGCGTCACGACTTCATGTGCTGAGTGGTCCATGGCGTGACCGGATCCTGAACGTTGTCGGGCTGCCCGTGCCGGATGCGACCGGCGGGCGTCTGGAAATTCTCTGTCGGCTGGGAGGGGAAAAATGATCGAAACCCTGCTGGATTTTTCGGGGCTGGAGGACATCAGCCGCGATTTGCAGCTTCTGAGTGGTGCGGAAAATAACCGGGTGCTGCGTGAGGCAACCCGTGCGGGTGCGAATGTGCTGAAAGAAGAAGTGGTGTCACGGGCACCGGTACGCAGGGGAAAACTGCGCCGCAATGTGGTGGTCCTTTCCCGGTGCTCCCGCGATGGCGGGATGGAATCCGGTGTGCATATCCGGGGTGTTAATCCGGACACCGGTAACAGCGATAACACCATGAAGGCGGATAACCCGCGCAATGCTTTCTACTGGCGGTTTGTGGAAATGGGGACCGTGAATATGCCACCGCACCCGTTTGTGCGCCCGGCAT